CGTTGCTGTGCGGAAGCAAGGGATATACCGGGGCCACGCATAGGTTCCCCAGCAGCAGGAGGCGTTGCTGTCGGCGCGGCAGCAGGTGCCGTCGGTTTAGCTTCCCCACTAGTAGCCGCATTTAACGCAGCTTGAATTTCCGCAATCTTTTCTGGACGTTCGCCATTAGCTATTGCAGACTGCAACAACCTTTGCAGTAAAAATACTTCTGTGGGTGCTTGTACGGGGTTACCTGTCTGAAACCGCTGCACGTCCCCACCACCAGCAAATGCAACCATGCCGCCATCAGCATAGTCAAACATGTTGTCAGGCACGGGTAGGCCGGAGATGCCCCGCTCCATCGCAGGTGACGGTACTTGGTTATTACTAACGGCAACCTGTCCGCCGTAGGCCATGCGCGTTGGAGGTTGTTGCGGTGCAGTGGGTGGTTGTTGCGGCGCTATTGCAGACATGCCCATTGGTTGTGGGGGTGGTGTTAACCCAGCATCTTGAGCCACTGTTGTACCGGACGGTGATTGAGTGTTTGCTGCGACGATCCGCTGGATCATCATCATTGCCATCAACGCCTTGGTCGGGTCTACTTTACCCGCAGCAGCATCCATCTTCAAACGCTGCATGTTTGAGCCATACGTGGCAACGAGATCGCCTACTGAACGATCCGCAGTTTTACTAAGGACTTTATCTAAGGTCTGAAGGCTCATTTAGCACCCCCACCAAGCATGTTGTACAGTCCGATCCCTGTCAAGCCCAAACCAGTCAATTGACTAGCAAAACTTGGGGGAGGCGTTGTTGTTACTTGTGTACCTGAAGTTAGTGGAATACCACGCAACAGATTAGAGAGTTGACCCACTTGAGTCATCCCGTACTGTGCCTGATCGGTTAAGAACCCACGCTCAGCGTCAAGCTGCTGTTGTTGTACAGCTCGCTGGAGATCGCCAAATGCACCCTGCGTTTTAGTGAGATCAAGTTGACCAGCAAGTTGTTGTGTACCGAGCTGACCGAACGTACCTGCTAATCCACCAAGCCCTTGTGCTGCACCGAGCCTAGTCTGTAAAGCTTGCTGCTGTGCAGCTTGGTTAGCCATCTGCGCTTGGAGATTCTGCTGACCTACAGTCATCTGTGCCGCACGATCTCGCTCAAACTGCTGCTGCGCTTGTTCATATGCAGACTGCAAACCCTTTGCTTGAATATCGGCTAGCGTCGATTGCAGACCAGCTTCGCGTTGTCCTTGGAGAAGTGTTTGCCTAGCACCACCATAAGTGCCTTGACGCGCCGCAGCAAGGTTTTGTCCCAGTTGTTGTTCTCTTGCGGCTTTGACTGCCGCAAGCTGCTGTTGGTTAACAACGTTCTGCATGTAAGGGGACATGTAATCCTTAGCTTCTCCAGACGTAAATTGCCTAGCAGCTTCTGGACCCAGTACGCCAAGAGCTTGAGCATTTTGTAGTGCCTGTAACCCTGCTGCGCTTTGCTGTCCTGCTTCGGTAGCTAACCCATACTGACCAGGGATCTGCATACCACTGAGCTGATTGCCAACGTATTGCTGGAAGGGAGAAAGCCCTGCAATAGACCCCGCACCCATTAGCCCCTTTTGAATAAGCGGGGCATACATTGACTCGTAAGTTTTGCCAAACTGCTCAAACCCTCTGGGGATTAACCCTGTAACGTCTTTCCCGTCTACTTGTAGAGGAGTACCCTCCGCCGTCTTACCTGAGTAAAACGGTTTTAGAATGTCCGGTATTTCGGCGCTATATTGGACGGCGGTAGATGTAGTCATGATTATTTCCTCAAGCAGGCATCAAACGGCCCATACTTATTTCGGGCGGTTGTTTCGTGGTGCCATGTCGAGAATTCCTTACTCGGTCCATCATGGCATAAAGTTTCTTAGACCCAGCGTTGCTGGAGCCATTACCAAGATCTGCAACAACGTCGGCAGGGATCACAAACTCACCATCGGCAAGACGAGCCTCTTGAATACCCTCAATCGTAGCAGGTACGCTATCACTCATGCCATCCCCCGCGCCATTAATTGTGCGTGGTTCGTTTGCAGAACCTGTGGCACCACCCGCAGCAAGTGCGCCCATCATGCCGCCAGAGGCGGCAAATCTAGGTGTTATAGGTGGTAAATATCCTAGAGATTGGGCAGCAATTTGCTCCCACATCTTGCGCTCTTCTTCAGTTTTAGCGTTGGCTATTTTTTGCTGGAGTTGGTGTTTAGTCATCTCATCGGTGGCTTTCATACCGCCATACCCGCCCACAGTTAACCCAGCAGCCATTGTTGGTGACAATGTCTTACCTAAAAGACTAGCCTGTCCAGAAGTAAAAGCTTCTTGTGCGGCTTTATCCCCGGTGGCCGCACCCACAGCACCTTGCCCCACGGCTTGTATATTTTCACCGAGTTGGGGTAAGAAGCCTTTATCACTAGAAAATACGTTTCCAAATTTAGGAGGTGGCGTAACCGGTACTTGTGAAGCAGCCGATCCAGCTACATTGGCAGGTGCTTGTGCAAGCGCATCAGCACTACTTACCCCAGTTATATCAGCATAATCCGCTAGAGTAGGTGGTGCGTTTCCATAAGCCTGAGTTATTGCGTTTTGTGTAGCTGCTTCGGTAGCCCCTGACGCAGCGCCCGCACCTTGAGCCAAACTGCTCATACCGTAAGACATTAAACCTGACATCAACCCACGCTTGAAATCAAACCCTTTACCGGGGCCAGCCAGTCCCCCAGCAATACCACTTAATGCCGCAGTCGCAATTGGCGGTAAACCAAAAAATGGCAACGCGATCTGAGCAATTGGAGCAATTTTCCTAAACAACTTTCTCCAACTGAAGTATTCAGGTAATCCTGTAGATGGGTTAATAGTACCCGCACCACCTGCGGCTTGTAGCATCTGTGCTTCTTCAGGGCTGATGTGGGCCAGCATTGTGTCACCGAACCGACCCTTCTGCGCCATCTCTTGGGCGTACCCTTTCATGGCAATACTGCCTAGCCCACGACCGACATCACCACCCTCTGCGTAATAATAGTTTGCAGGACGGATAGGCAAGCCCCGTTGATCAAGTTTGTATGTAGCAGGTCCGCGAGCTTCAATTCGTGGGAACTGAGCGTTTGTGAACTTAAGCTGATCGGCAATATCTGCCATGAGATCGATGTACTCTTTACCCGTGCGGCCTTGACGAATCCCTTGATTCTGTAGATCGATAAGATAGGCTAGGCTATTGAGTCCGGGTCTGGCAATTTTTTCTTTTGCTTCTAGCTCTTTATTGAAAACAACATCACGCGGTACACCCAAAGTGCCTGTAAATGGGTTTGTGGTTGCGGTTGCCGGTAATATTACTGGCACTGATGGGGTTGAGATACCAAAATCAGCGAGGGTGTATGCCTTCTCCCCAGCTTTAACTACATCTCCACCTTTGTCATAGTAGATTGGTCCACCACTTGCCTTAAGCTTAGGAGCACCAACTGTATCAATAAAAGTTGGCGACGATTTATCTACGGAAGGTGGAACAATGTCAATACCAGCAGGGGCACCTGCTGTCGTAGTACCCAACTGCCTTTGGAATGAAACACTTGGCACTGTGCGTTGTTGAGCCAAAGCAAGTAACCCAGCACGCGGTTCGATGGCAGCTTGTAGCTGTGTGGGGGTGATGTACTGGTTAGCGGGGAGTGCTCGGTTTATAAGCCCTAGCGTTTCCGCTGGTGTCAGATTGAGATTGCGAGCGTACTGCAATCCGCGAGTGATGTTGTCCTCAATATCAGTAACACCCGAAACACCTTGAGGGAATGCGTATTGCATAAACGCTTCTTCTCGCGTAGGCGCACGCCCCATCGTATAGGTAGGCATAGCCCCAGCCACACCTCTAGTTGGCATAACAATCGGTTCAGCATACGCACCAGCCATGCGTAGTTGAGGCGCAGCTTTAGAGAAGTCGTATTTGCTTAAAGTATCAAGAGGCGACAAGTCTGTGCCTTGGGGTAGCCCCATAGCATCAAACCTTTGCTGCATGATTGCGTTTAGCCCTGCACCTGTGGTTGTAGTCGTACCTCCAGTGCCTGTAGTTGTAGTTGTGTTCCCAGTACCTGTGGTTGTAGTTGTGTTCCCAGTACCTGTGGTTGTGTTCCCAGTACCTGTGGTTGTAGTCGTACCTCCAGTACCTGTGGTTGTAGTCGTACCTCCAGTACCTCCAGTACCTGTGGTTGTAGTCGTACCTCCAGTACCTCCAGTACCTGTGGTTGTAGTCGTACCTCCAGTACCTCCAGTACCTGTGGTTGTAGTCGTGCCTGTGCTTCCAGCTTGACGTTGCGTAATAAGATCGACGAGAGCTTTTTCTTCTGGTGTATAAGTTCCGCTGCCAGGGATCTCTTTAATATCCGTACTAAAAAAGTCTTTAAGTTTTTCAGCGGGTATTTTATTTGTTACATACCAATCCACCTGTTGCTGTGGAGTCATGAAATTCCAAGCTTCTGGTAACGTAACCCCTAACCCAGAAGCCGTACTTCTGATCGCAGCGTTTATTGCTAGTTGATTTTCATAAGCATCTTTTTGAGCTGCTGTGTCAAATACCATGCCATCACTGGCTGTGTATGTAGTAGCCACGTTATTACTCCCACCGCTAGTTGTACCTTGATTACCGGTTTGTATAGCGGTATCAATCGCATCTTGATTAGAAGAACCACCAGTCGTACTCTGTCCGCCCCCAGAAACGGTATCTTGCCCACTACCAGAAACAACGGTGTCTACAGGTGCGGGTGGAGGCGTCCTAGCTTTTACAACTTCAGCAATCGTTGCATCGTCTATACCGTAACTTTTTAGCTGATCGGTAGTCGCACCACTATTTACAACCCAATTAAACCTCTCCGTTGCATCAAGCGAAAACCAATTATCAGGAAGCGTGATACCTGCGTTTGTAGCTTGCTGACGTATATCGTATTGGCTTTTAGCAGTATTAGCAGCTTCAACAGTTGGATACACAACCCCATTAAACGTCCTAGAAGCTGTTTCTTGCGCTACTCGTATTGCTTCTTGCTGAGCTAAATAATTATTACGTGAATCCCGCTCTCCCGGAGATGTATAGGAACTTCCATCACTTGCATAATAGTAAGTGGGTTGTGGAGGTGGGGATTCTTGTTGACCACTACTTACATCTTCTCTAGGATCTTGCCCAGTTTGTTCAGAGGGTTCAGGTTGTGGTTCAGGTTGTGGTTGAGGCTGCTCCATACCTGGAGCTACGATACCCGCGTTTTGGAAATAGCTTGTAATTTGTGATGCAGGCATACCTATAGCATCAGCAAGCTGATTAACGTCCACACCAAACTGCCGCATAGCAGTAAGAATGGTCGATGGACTATTAAGATTCGCTACAACAAAATCGTAAACACCTTGATTAAACGCCATGATCTACCTCAGTCCGTTAGATCATAGAAAGACAAAGCACCGATAATGTCATCAGTGCCAGATATAGTCCGTGCCGCGAGCGTATAAATATCGCTCACACTTGCAAGAGACACGCCAAGTTGAAGGTCGAAGTTGTAGTCCGTACCCCCACTTGCCAACCCAGAACCTTGATTACTACCAGACACATAGGTTTGTTGGACAATCGTACCACCTGACAACGCGCTAGCAGCAACATCGTATTCAACATTGGTTGAAAGGCTTGAGAAGGAAGCCCCCGTTAATGTCGGATTCTTCATAAGCACAACTTCATAATCCAACGTAGACCCAATAGGTATCGCATTGAAAATAGAAGGTATGACAACCGCGCCCAACGCGGTACTTTTTAACTGTATAGAAACCATCGGTTTGAATGTTGTCGTAGCTGCTAAAACGGCAGTCATCCGCGCCCAAGTCAAAGCCGAAACCTGCTGATAGCCACCTTCGGAAATAACGGTCGAACAAATTTGAGTTAACGTTGATGCAGAAGCAGTAGTGTCCGTATTTTCAACTTCATACCGCATAGGCAGAATTGCCGTGGTCATGTAGACCTTGTCGATATCATTTGCATTGTTAAACGTATGACAGACAATAAACGTGCCGTCGATGATGAACCCACACCGCACCGAGCCAACACCGAGCCATTCAAAGTCCATGTAAAGAATCTGAGCTTTAGCCACATCAAGCGTTAGACCAGAAGCACCCGTGCCATCTAACTTGTCGCCGTTCCAGTCAGCTTGGTCTACAGTTCTTGTATCACTTGGCGTACCAGACGTATTGGTACGAAGCACAAATGATTTTGTCGTGCCGTTAACTTGGAAGAAAACACCATTGTCGGTGTTGAAGTACCCAACTCGTTGTCTAAGATTGTCTTTAGGCGTGTTCATCACAAAGGTGGCTAGCACCTGTAGGCTTTTCCCAGGCTGGTACGGAAATACCCGATATGTCTGACGAACCGCTTTATCCCCAGAAGCTGTGGTAACCGCCATGTCCACGCTTGATTCATTGGCAACATACGTAGCCGTAGCCGATCCAGTCAGTGCTTCGCTGAACTGCGGGTCTTTCTGATAGCGGTTTTGGCTATCAAAAAGCGTGTATGGATTAGCTACACGTAGCCGCCCAAAAGCATCTAATGATGTTGCTGAAAACGGTTCCATGTTGCCATTTATCTCATCGGTAACTTGGGTTAAGTATCTATCTAATAAGTTGAAATACAAGCGAAGCGCACGGATAAACTCATTCTGCTGCCGTACATCATACTGAGGAGGGGGCAGAGGTATAGCTGGTGCGACAAAGTTCTTAACAAGAATCATCTCTTCCCATCCGGCCTGACATCAAGTCGAACGGAACCAAGCTGCCACTGCACCCCAAAATTTGCGGAAGCTACCTTAAAGGACATCTGCCTGCCACGGGCACGCAAAAATACCTGCTCTGTATATTGGTCAACGGTTGATACACTGGCGGCAACAGTCTGTGTGTTTGAGCTAGACACCATAGGCGCACTTCCTGAGAACCGCTTAGGAATCATCGTAAACGTAACAGACGGTCCTGCAACTGTAGACTCATTGAAATTAACGTCAGGAAGCATACGGCGAGTCAGCATAAACTGCTCACCATCTGCAAGATCAAAATCAGAAGATCCAATATAAGAAGCCATCGCAGCTTCGTCGTCATTTACCCCAAACTCATGCTCGTATTGATAGCCAATTGCAGAATTTTCGTCGGTCCTAGTAGCAATCGGGTTACCCCTAATAGCTGTATCTAGCCAAGAGTTCCGTACAATATTGCCGTAGTACCAAGCGTTTTCTAAGTGGTTGAAGATAACGTAGCGATCATTCCAAGTAGATCCTTCGCTTGGATAGAACCACCAGATTTCTGTAAACCCCTCATTAGTGCCACAGACTATCTGATCGACCTGATTAAAGTTCAGATCCTGGAATACATACTGCCGTAGTGTGCAAGGTAGTGTTTGCACCTGACCTGAATAGACGTAGAACTTATCCTGCCCCATCCAGTACACAACGTTGTTGGCAGTAGCTACAGCACGAGGACTAATGATGGAAATGTTATCAGCAAGTTCTTGTAGGGCAAATACGTCCGTCGTACCCACAAATTGAAGCGAATAAAGACTAGAGTTGGTATAAACCAAAATTTCTTGACGGGTTGGAAACGCACGAATAATTTCAGAGCCACGAGATACCCTGATAAAACCCGCCGAGTTTGTTGTCGTAGGTGTCCAGTTTTGCGGTTCGTCTTGGTTTGCCCATCGAATTAACAAAGGATCGTAGTCAGTGGATAGACCACCGTACGGCTGACATCCAAAAGCAAGCAAGTGTTTGTCGTTCTGAGATACAAGCGTTTGCATTGCAGCATTAGGTACGTCACTTGCACCTGTCAAAGAGGACAGTAAAACCGCCCGAGTACTTAATGCCGTTGATGGGTTAGATAGCGCCCCCCGCTCCCAGTAATAGATAGCACCTTTGCGGATGTTCATCACAAGATCGTTGTCAAAGTTATCAAACCACCAATCGCGTTGTTGTAGAACAATTGGTGTAGAACCACTAATTCCCCAAGGGCTTGTACTCCAAGTACCAGAACCCCAACCATAACCATAAGTCGTTGAGGCATAACCAGACGCAATACCGTACTTTGCAACAACCGCGCCACCGCCATTACCCGAATCTGAAGCCGTAGCCAGAACAGGAACGATTAGAGTTTGATTAGTAGTCCTAGCTTGAATGGTATAAGTATCTGCGTCAACTTTGGTTATCTCATAGTCTTGGTCCAATACAGCGGCAGTTATATTTCCGCCAAGTGAAACCGCCCCGCTAAACGTAACATAATCACCTGTTTCAGCACCATGCCCTACATCAGTTACTGTAATAGTGGAAGAATCTACAGAAGCAGAAAACGGTTTATTTAAAGGTGGCGCTACAGCCGTAGCCATAGGATTAGTAGTCTTACGAAGCGGAGTTATGTTGTAGTACACACCGCCTGTTTCAATATATACGTGATCGTCAGTGCCAAGTGCTAGAAAATTATCACCGTAGGTGGTTACCCAGTTGAGTAACTGTCGGCATACGCCAAAGAAAAAGTAAGGCGTTATTTTTGCCCATCCACCAATCTTTTGCGGATATCCAGAAAAGAACCTAATCTTGTCGCATTCATACCAGCCACCTTCGCCGGAATAGCTAGTTTGATCTCGGTTGACCCCTGGTCGAAAATTAAGTTTGAGGAAAGGCATCTATCACCTCATCAAAGCAGCTTCTGCTGCGCGACGGCGCGTGAGGCCGGGAAGAACTCGGCCAGCAGCTTTATTCCACAACATACATTGGTCTGCTGCACCGTCCCAGTCCCCCGCGTCAATACGTTTTTTGAACGTGGAAACCCGATAGTTCCCTAGGCCACAATTGTAGACCCAGCTAGTCACGGCGGCAATGCGTCGCGGTAGTGCGGTTTGAATCTTGGGCGAAAGCTTTACCAGACCTCGGACAAAATACTCCACATGATGATCCAGCGCATCTTCGCACTGCTCAATCGTCCAAATGGTGTCAGGATTAATCTCAGGTCCGGTGGCTCCCCAGCCGATTGTCCAAGGATGTCCTCGGGTTCCGGGGTCTGGGTAGGCTTGGACTCTTCCATCAGGCAGACGCTTTGCTAGCCCTTCAAAAGGCTTGATGAGGACATCTTTGCAAAGCTTCTTAGCCTCTTCCATTATGACTTGTTGTATTTCTCAATACTGCGACCAACAAACCAAAAAGTGAGCATCATGTTAAGCATGGCGAAGTCATCTTCGTCGTAGGACTTGGTTAGCACCTCAGCCCAATTTGCGTTGGTTTGGAAAGCAATCGTTAGACCAGCAGCTTTGACAGCCACATATACCCCAAATGCAATCCAAGTAAGACCGGGGCGGGTAATAGCAGTGATAAAAGAAGCGAGCCAACCAGCCTCTTTTGCGGTCTGGGCCTGCTCTTTAAATGCTTCTTTAATTGTGTCCATTTGCTGGATAGAGTAGTCAACATACTTCTCCTCCATCTTGAACTCACCGCGCATCTTTTCCAGATCGGTCTGTAGCTGGAACATACTGAGTTCATGGGCGCGTTCGTTCTTTTTATCCAAAAACTTCAAGACTTCAGGGGCGAGCCTGAACAAGCCGCCAAAGATAGAACCTAAAAGACCGCCGCCGAGTAGTTCAAACATGATTACCCCTTAGCCGTTACGATGTCTTGGCCTTTTTTGACCGTTACTTTGCTGCCCTCAACGTCCACTTGCATGGGAGGCTCGGCACGATCCAGCTTATCAAGACGGGTGATCAAGTCCTTGATGACTTCAAATTCAGGCTTCTCTTGTTTTGCAGCAGTCCCTGCAATCCCATTTAGCATTTGAATAAGTGCGGTAAGTGAAGCGCCAAGAAGACCCATAACAGCAGCAATTTTCTCGCCTTCTAAAAAGAGGGACGCACCAACGCCCACGAGCACAATCAGGAAGATATACAACAGTCCATCTTCACCAATCGCTTTGCCCGCAACCTCTTTGGCGGAGTCTTGGGCCTTAAGTTCCTCTAACCGGATCTTAGCTTGCGCTTTGAGGACTGCTAGTTCGTGGGTTTTGTCGTCCATCACTGAAAACCACCAAAGGCATTAGCACCAAACGCGCTACCGTAAATGTTATTGCCGGTCACGATCTGAGACACTAAAGCGACAGTGCCAGATTGGTCAGGAAGTGTGAGTGTTCTATTGGTAGTTAGGGAATCGGGAGTCATCGTCACAGCATAGTTGTTAGACCCACCAGCACGCCCCACAACAACAACAGCATCCTGTCCTGCGGCAACTTCCGTGCGGATACCATTAGAGGACAAGAAGAAATCCATAGGTGTTAGGACGTTTGTCCCATCACCAAAAACAACCGCTTTGCGTCCATTAGGAATAGTTACGCCCGTACCTGATGCGTATTTAACCTGAATAGCTCGCCCGCCAGTTGTGTTGTTAAAGATGTAATAACCCTTAACAAGTGCTGTAGAAGGCAATAATAAATTTCTTGTGGCAGTTAACGTTACCGAAGAAGTAAGGTTAAGTACAAGATTACGGAAAGTCTGAGAAGCGTTGGAGTCGGTATAGCCAAGCGTTAAATCCGCATCACTTGTAAATTGTGCAGTGCCGTATCCCGTGATAGCTTGTTCAAGCGCAGTACCAAGGTTTGTATTAGTTGTTACCCCCCACGTACCGGATTGATCACCCGTGCCAATCAGTTCAATTTTTAAATTTGAGTAAGTACTCGCCATGAGGTACTCCTAATTAGGCTAGGCGGATCAAAGCAGTAGTGCTAGTGTTGGGTGGGAACTCAACTTGGAATGTTGTGGTTGAAGTTTTATCGGAACCGAAATCAAGCACACATATAGCCGGATTACCACCTCCAACTTTGTAAATCAAAGCTCCACGAGCAGTGATAGCAGCAGTCCAAGAAGCGTTAGAGAAATTAAGATAAGTAATACCACTGGAAGTATCAAGAGAAAGTGTAGGGGTGATAATTGCCCCGCCAGCCGTATAACCTGAAGCAACAACCTGCCCTGTGGTAGAGACCGAATAAGCCGTCGTCGTCTGATCAAGCGTAGCATTATTGGTATACAGTGCTATACGGAAAACTTGTGTCGTTGTTGACGAAAAATCAAAGTCTCCCTCAAACAATTCCTGCTTGAAGGAGTTGCATGTGTAGTTGCCAGTAAACGCCATTTAGTTCACCGACATCCTTATCTGCCCGGACCTGTAAGCATCGCGGCGGTCCATACCATCACCAAGACGCTTGGCAAGAATCATAGCTTCTTCATACCGTTTTGCATACGTAGCAATCACATCGGCTTCACCCTTCATGAAGGTGTAGCCTTCAACAAGCGCACCATAGAGTAAGGCAGAGTCAAAATTTTGACCAAGCCATGTAGTACCTGAACTAGCTGCTGTTATGGACTCTGGATAATAGAAATAATTTAACTGATACGTGTAACCTGCAAGCGGCGTCGGCCCTAAAAGAATCGTTGTTGACGTTGTCGTAGCCTCATAAAGCGCATAATACTTAGGCACTCCTGTTGTAGCTGGATTAGGGTAAGCCGCACGAATGTAGCTAACATCTTTGTTCAACAAAAACTCTTGATAGCTTGTAGCAGGGTCCGTTACAGAAAACTCATATACCGCTAGAAAATCAGACTGCGTTGCTAGCGTTGCTACCCCAGCAGACATAGACCCTGTAACGTTTTTCCTAAAGTTAGGAAACTGCACCGAGTTATAGATACGCTGTTCGGCTTGCTTAATAAACGTATCTATTTGCTCTTTAGCAGTAAACGTCGTCGTACCCGATCCAGACGAATCAGCCCCAGTAAACAACGGAAAGTCGTTCTCCAGATAGCCTTGTATAGTCTCGAAAAGGGCTGAATAATTCACGCCATCGGTCCTCTGGACATCAAGCCTTTAGTAGCCGCACCCGTGCCACGCATCTTGATACCGCTTGTCTTTGGTTCGGGGTAATTAAAACGCTGGATATTACCGACTGACATGTTAACGTCACCCGCTTTTAGGCGATTGCCACCTCCGTACCCAGCATTGGTTACGTCAGTTCCGGCTTTACCGTCCATCGTATGTGGCTCGGCATAGACGGGGGCTTGCCCGACTTCCTTGCCCATTAGTTTTTGACTGAACTTAGCCATTATTTGGCTCCCATCTTGTACTTGAAAGAAGGTGCTTTTTGATTAGCAACCTTAGCCATGTTCCGGCCCAACGTCTTCATCTCAGCGTTAGTCTTACCGCCCTTACGAAGCTTGGTCAGCGGCGCACCTTTGTGCTTGGCTTTCTCATGCTTGTGTACTGCACCAGCAATCATTTTCTTGTCTTGAGCTAAATCCTTCTTGTCCATCGCAGGCTCCTATGTAACATTCACAGTAACAGTGCCTAGCGTTATGCCCAGCACAAGATTGTTTGGCGTTAAGTCTGTGTCGTACGCTCGCGCCCCGCCAACAGGTGCCCATCCCCACTGAATGATTCTACTACCCCCAGAGGGATCTCCGCTACCTAGTTGCGTAGTCGTTGTATTGATCTGCAATCCATTTAGCCCACCCACGCGATACGTTGTATCAGGGCGGGGATTACGCAACGCCTGTGGGTCGTCCACAGGATACATACCAAGCTGTAACTGTGGCTGATCTTGTTCCCAGCACGTAGGACATACTAAGATGTTAACGTTTTTTGTCTTAATAACAAGCTGCTTAAGTTGTTTCAACTTATAGCGAAAACCACACCTATCGCACTGCGATATCGCCCACTTACCTGATGCAAATACGTTCGGCATGATTAGAAGAACATCTGTCTCGGTGCAAGCCTCAAGGGTGCTTTCTCTCGATCTTCATCCAGCGCCAGTACCAACTGCTCGTCATACATCTGCTTTAACTGCGGCATCCGCTGTGCGGCTTCTGGACTCTTCATCGATAAGTAGTAAGCCAATCCTGAAACGAGGCAGTTGATAAGCCTGAACGGGATGTCTTCAACGCTGGTTCCTATCCCTGCATCCTGCATACGGCGTAGTCGCCAGTACACAAAGGTGTAGTAGTTATCCTGATCGGGCGCAGGCCAGACGTTGATTGACGGTAAATTTTGCAGCGTTATCGCTGCACCAGTCGTATGCGACGCTGCGGTTGTGTTGTTCGCCCCGCGAACACAGTAAATGAGATCGTTACCGCTAACTGATGAATAGGCGATTGTCTCATTATCTATCTTGATAAACCCAGCAGCAGGCAAATTTGCAGTACTTGATACCGTTATTGTCGTAACGCTAGCGTCAATAGTCCCGTTGAGCGTAACGCTTGTGGCGTTAGACTGCCCTGTTTGGCGATTAATCCAAACCTGAATGGGTCTACCTGTAGCGTTTTTATTGGGGATAAGTGCATAGGTATCAACTGAGATACGGCTGATGTTGATGTCGATCTGGTTAATACCAGTCTGTGTACGCACTACCTGCTCAATAAGATCCACCGTATCTACAGGGATCGGGTAGATGATATTGTTTGTAGTTAATACAATCTGCCCCTGCTCAATTGTCCACAGATTAATGCCCCGATTAGCCCACTCAGTTAGCATCAAATTTAGGGAACGTCTAGCCGTGCGGTGTTCGTACCCAGTACGTACCTCAATACCACATCTCTCATAAGCCTCTTCGATTAGCTCATTGAGATCTGGGTTAAACGCGACGGTGCCTGATGTAGTCACTTCATCCCTCGAAGCGTTTTAGCAAGTCTAGCTCTTTGCCCAAGTTTGCCTGGAGCCTTAGTAGCTTTATCAAGCATCTTCGCAGGAATCGGTTTTTTACCTTTAATACCAAGCTGTTCACGAAGTGCTCCCGGTTTAGAGATCGCCTTCTGTATCCATTTCTCAGCCATTATCTGTACCTCGCGGTTTTAGCAGCAACGCCTTTTGGTTGCTTGACGAATTGCTTTCCCGAGCGTTTTCCAGCGCGTTTAGCTCTTGTTGTCGCAGCGTACTCAGCAGGTGTAAGAGCATTGATTGCCGCCTCTGGGAGATACCGCTCGCCAGTTGCTTTTGAACCCTGTGTGCTAGGTTTGCCACTCTTGGTTCTCCATTTCTGGTCAGTCCAATTTTTCAGACTTTGCTGAGGTGCTTTCAATCTCGATAACCCCCGCCCCTTTGCTTGTACTTCATAGCAAGCATTTGAGCTTTACGGGCTGACCACTGCCCCGGCGATCCACCTTTGCCACCAGCTTTTATGCTGTTGAACAATGCTTTACGCATCCCCGGTTTGGTGTAATTGCCAGCTTCGTTCACACGGGACTCGCCACCTTTAGAGAACGCCGTGAAATCGGTGTCATCCCGCCTAGCTTTGGTAACCGGCTTGGGCATCTTGGAGGCGCGAATCGCCCCCATCCCGCGTGAGGCCATCATCTCAGCACGCCTTACCGCCGTAGGCCATTTTCTTGACCTTACCG